ATACAATTTTATGTTGTAGACGATGAGATTGAAAGTGCTGTAATCTTTAAGAAGAAACAAATTATCAACAAAGCAATTAGCAAGTTTGATACTATGACTCCTGAGAAGAAGCGCAAGGTGGCAAGACTATTAGGACTCCCTGTTACTGATAATACTAAAGAAGAAGTTGTTTACAACTTAGTTGATAATGTTATTAAGGAAACAGAATTTAAGACAGGTAAATTCCAAGGCTTATCTACAGTGGAAGTGTTCAATCGCTTTGCTGATATGAAAGAAAACTTGCTCCATATTAAAGATCTTGTAAGACAAGCAATGAGTCATTCTATATATAGAACTAAACCAAATGGTAAAGTTTATGAGGGTGAATTTGAATTAGCTCAAGACGAAGAGGATCTTGTAAAATCTCTTGCTGATGATGATAATCAAGATCAACTTCTTACATTAGAACAAAAACTCAAGACTAAAAAATTAGCATCTGTATGATACCAGTAGATAGTTTATTATATAAAATCGATCAGAAACTAAATAAACTATCAACCAACGAGCATCAACAGATTCAACTTGAAGATAAAATCTTAGCCTTAAATGAGGCTCAAATAAAACTGATTAAGCAGAAGGTTGATGGGTTTAGTACATTAAGTGGTATGGGCTTAGATGCGTTTAAAAAACGTTATGAAGACCTTCAAAGCTTGGTGGTAAACTATGCTCATCAACCTCTTAATTTGGTTCTAAAGAATACACAGTTAAATCAGTGGTTTTCATACCTACATGAGTTAGAACCTAAATACATGTTCTACATTGATAGTTACGTTCTTGCTGACAAAGGAAGATGTAAGGATAGAATAATTTGGATAAATAGGGATCTTGCAAAGCATGGTGACCTATCACTCATTCTAAACAACGATCACTACAAACCTTCTTTCGAATACCAAGAAACTTTTAACTTCATATCATCTGATGAAATATCAATGTTCACAGATGGTACATTTACACCAAGTAAAATCTACATCTCGTACATGCGCTACCCTGTTTATATCAATAAAGAGGGATATGTTATGTTAGATGGTCAAGATTCATACAACCAAGATTGTGAACTAGAAACCTATCTCGAAGATGAACTTCTAGATTTAACAGTTCAAAACTTGGCAATGTATACAGAAAATGCATCTGCTGTGCAAAGTGCACAGTATAGGATACAAACGAATGAATAGTTTTTTCATTACAATTTTAAATAAAACAAAATGGCAGATTTTTCTCTAACTACGCTCTTCGTAGTTCCTGTTGGCTCAACAATAGCCACCACTAATTCTACGCAAGACCTCACTGCTGGTAAAGTGGGTTTTTTCAAATCCGATTACTCAGTAGCAACAGCAGGTAACATTGCTGCGTCTCCTTATTTCTATGTTGCCCAAGGTAGGGTTAACACTTATTTACAAGGTTCTAAGCGTTCTGATAAGATTTCAGGATGTCCTAGTGGATCTAGTTGTAAGTCTAACATCACTGAGTGGTACACTGTTAGTGGTTGTCCTACACCTCTAACTCAAGTTACTGAAGTTACTGACTGGAACGTTAAGTGTGGTGATGTTCTTACAATCACTCTTCGTGCACATTCTAGCTACATTGATACATTGTATTTCAATGGTTTCACTCGTAGCATTACAGTGGTAGCTCCTTGTTGTGAGTGTGGTGGTGATCCTTGTACTCAAGTTGATTACGAAGCTTTGGTTGATCAAATCATTGCTCAGTTTGAAGCTTCAGCTCCTGGAACTAACCCTGACAACATTAGCTTTAACACTTTCTACGAATTCAGTCAACCTACTCCTGGAGTTCTACAAATCGAAGGTAAACCTTTGACTAGATATGGTGTTCCTTGTGATGTTGCTGCATTCCCTTGGGAGTATGACAGAATGTATTTCAGAACTTTTGTTTACAGTGGACCAGCCACTACAGCTGACTTTATTGTTGCTGATGCTTGTAACATTGTAGCTGAAGCTACTGTAACTCAAGTTGCAAATTACCCTTCAGGTACTTCTGATGAAATCATCCAACTTGAAAAGAACTTCTACAGCTACCAAGCTGGTTATTTGAAGCATCTTTACAGAATGGCTGGTTACAACCAAAACTTCGAAAGCTGGGTTTCTGCAGGTACTACTTATGACACTTATTACATTAAGTTTAATGAGTATGATAAATCTGCATATCAGTGGGGTGATTACATTTATGAAGATTCAATGGTTATCATAGCTGTTCCTCAAGGATCTGCTGCTGCTGTTTCAGTTAGCGCAATTCTTACAGCTGCTCTTGGTACACCACAAAATCATAGTGCATGTACTACCACTACAACCACTACTACTACCACTCCTTAGTAGATTTACAAATCATATAACCTGTGCCTGAGGGTGAGAGAGGATATTCTCAATTCCTCGGGCACATTTATTTTTATCAACATGGCAGATGTACTAAATATATTAGTGATTGATACACACGATTCTAAATTATTAGGAATTGCTGATGCATCAACTTATACAAGTGGACCAGCATCTCCTACAATATCAATCACTGTTCCTGGATTTGATGCTATTGTCCTTCCTTTTGTACCAAATGATTTTAACATATTTAATTCTGCTACATTAGGACTAAGTGCTGTTGGAGTTAGTAATCCTCTTCCTGATGGAATTTATTATCTAACATATTCAGTTGCTCCTGCTCTAACTACATTTGTTAACAAGACAATAATGAGAGTGGATAGGATACAGGAGAAGTTTGACAATGCATTTATGAAACTTGATATGATGGAGTGTGATTTAATGATTAAGCAACAATCTAAGGTGGAGCTTAACAGCATATACTATTTCATACAAGGATCGATTGCAGCTGCTAACAACTGTGCTGTAGCAACTTCTAATAAGTTATATATGCAAGCAAACTTAATGCTTGATAATTTTATACGCAACAATTGTGGTTGTTCTGGAACTAATTATTTAAATAATTTTAGACAATATGGCACAGTGTAGAAACTGCGGTGTTAAGGTGGGATGCGGCTGTCAACTTATTAACGGTCTTTGTCACACATGTAATGCTACAATTAAAAAAGGTATAAAACGATTTAAAAATGCTATCACCAAGACTCGTTAATTGTATTGATTGTATCACTCCTCAACTTCTAATTGATGACATTGATTGTAAGCTAACAGAGCTTGCAAACAATCAATATAACAATATTGTATATATTCTTAATCTACCATTTCCACAAACTGTAATTGGTGATCTTTTAAACTATAAAAGAATACTAGTGAGCAAATTGTGTAATATAAATTATGCAGGATGTTATACAATAGAAATGATTGCTAGTAGAGTTAAACTTCTAATTCATAAATAAATTATAAAATGAGTTGTAATAATTGTTATAACGGTTGTGTAGAAACCACGTCCGATAAATGTGTAAGATATACAGGAAACGATGTTGAAGATCTATCTATAAATACCAATGACAGTCTATTTGTTGTTGAACAAGCGTTAATTGATGCTGTGGTTTCTTTTCTTGATGGAACAGGAATAGATATTACAATTGATCCAACAGCTTATTGTGATCTTGTAGTGGATTATCTGCCTACATGTAAACCTATATGTAGCCCACCAACAGCTGTAGAGCTTTTTGAAGCTCTTGTAAAAGCTGCATGTGATCTTCAAACTCAAGTTGATGCAATTGATGCTACACTCACCACTCTTAATGCAGATTATACAATAGGATGTCTTACAGGTGTAACAGCTAGTTCTGATACACATGCTATTGTTCAAGCTGTCATCACTAAGCTTTGTCAATTAGGTGTAGACCTTGCAGCACTTGCTCTTGATGTTAGTACAAACTATGTTGCAATATCGGATATTAATACATACATAGCTGCATACTTAGCAGGTATTGCTCCTAGTACAAACAACTATGAAAGAATGGTTCCATACATTGCTTATGAGTATTATGGATCATTAGCAGGATTTAATGCATCTGGTGTAGGTTCTGGTGTTTGGACAAAGGTTTATTTATGCAATGGTTTAAATGGAACTCCTGATAAAAGAGGAAGAGTTGCTGTAGGTGCTATAGTTAATATGGGAACAAATGTTCTTAATGCTGCTGTAGATCCTGTTGTTGATCCTTCATACAATCCTAATTACACAGTTAACCAAATTCTTGGATCAAACAGTGTCACTCTTTTAACTTCACAGATTCCAGTACATACACACACTGCTCTTGTTACAGATAACCATTTTCACTACCAATTTGCCAATGTTATCAACACTACAGATGTTCCTGTAGATTCTTCAAATTACGTTGCTAGAGCTCTTAATTTAAGTCCTTCTTCTAATTTGGAATATACAATGAATACAACATTTACACTTCCTTCAGTTGGTAGATCTAGTGCAACTCAAGGAGCAATCAGTGTTACTAACACTAATGTTGGTAGCAGCGCAGCACATGATAACAAACAACCTGTCATTGCTGCATATTACATTATGTACATCCCTTAAACTATTAATATATGTCTTGTCTACCTGGAATGCCTTGTTATGATAATGTTCCTATAAATGTATATGTTACATATCCTAGCGGATGCCTACCTCCTTTATTCTTAGGATATCCTGTAACATCTGATTATACATCATATGTAGGACCAAATCTTCCTAATACAGGAATACTGAATAACGATCTTCTTACAGCAGCTTTTCAAAAGATAGATAACAAACTAGATCCTACAGATCTTGTTACTAAAATGATAGCTGAGTTAACAACTAATTCAGCACTAAGAGCACTCTTTTGTAATCTTGTAAATAACTGTTGATAATACTAAAACTCTGATTTGTTGGTTTTTCAGAGTTTCCCCTGATGTTTCTACATTGGGGGTTTTTAATTATATACGTTAACCTATATAATCAATTCAATTAAAATAATTTGGAATATACGAAAAATATTCCATATCTTTATGATAATTTACATAAATTTTTACAAATGGCTGATAACCAATCGCTATTAACACAGCTACAACAATTGCTAAGTTGGAAAAAGAGTAAAAAGTTCTACGCTGAAAAACTAGATATTACAGAAGCAGAGGTGGATGAACTTCTAAAAGAAATCAAAGCACAGCAATCAATCCAAGTAGAAACTGTTAATTACATAAATGAGCTTGAAGAAGCCATTGTTAAATATACAGAAGATGTTTCTAAAGGAACAGGAGAGATTGTGTTTAATTCTCCTGACGAAATTAAATCTTTAGATGAGCTTATAGTTAAATCAAAGATTGATACATCTAAGTGGGAAATAACTAAATATGTTCAGAACTATTGGGGAAACAGTGGTACACCTCATTGGCAGGTTAAAGCTTGGATGAGTAAGAGATCCACTGAGCAATTGTTCCAAGACTCATTTGTTGAGTTTCTAAAGGAATACAAACCTACAGCTAAAGATGTTGATAGTCCTGTTTATGATAAGAAGAAGTCCCCAGGATGCATAATCATCAACAAACAAGACTCCCATCTAAATAAGTTTGACATAGATGGTGATAACAATGTCTATGATAGATTTGATAACATCTACAATAAAGTGGAGGTTATTGTAAATCAAGCTAGTTTATCAAACTATATTGAAACAATATTCTATGTTATAGGTTCTGATGAATTCAATAGTGAATTTACAGGAACTACAACTAAAGGAACTCCTCAACAGAATGTAGATACATATCATAACTCTTTTGAAAGTATATGTGAGCATGAGATAAAGATGATTATAATGCTTCTTCAGAAGACAGATGATTTACAAGTTGTCTATGTAGCTGGAAATCATGATGAGTTTGTAGGATGGCATATGATCACTTGGTTAGCTGCTTATTTTAGAGATATAGCTAGAGTGAGATTTGACTGCTCTCCTAAATACAGAAAGTATGTAAGTTATGGAGAAACAGCAATGATGTTTAATCATGGTGATGCTATGAAGCCTGCAAAGCTTGCTAATATATTTCCAATAGAATACAGAGAGAAGTGGTCAGCTCATAAAAACTTCTACATATTCACTGGAGATAAGCATCACGAAATAAGCATTGACTTTGGTGGAATTAAGTTTTATCAAATACCTGCCTTCTCAAATGCTAAGAGTTCTTGGGATGAAAAGAATGGTTATACAACCTCTAAAGCTGAAGTTACAGGATTCCTTATAGATTACGAAGAAGGAATGACAAATATATTCAAACAATATTTATAATGTCAACATTAAGAAAATTAGTCTCAGATGTACGTAGCATGCACAAGTTGCTATCTACAGATTCTCTCATCACTGACAGAGCTATTGCTTCTGAGATTAAAAACAATTCACTACTTCTTATTAAGAGAGAAACTAACCTCAGAAAGCTCTGGGCAACAGACACTCTTTTCACTACAATCCCATGTCTTGAAATGGTACAAGTGCCTATTTCAGAATGCTGTGATTATGTGGATCCTTGCTCTATAGGAAGAAGCAGATTCAAACTTCCTCGTATAGCTGAAGGAAACTATCAATACATCATTCAAGGTGTTTATTCAATAAACGCAATGAGTGGTCAAGGAAAGAAACTTAAAGAGATTACAGTGAACAGATATATAAATCTCTTAAAACTTCCTATTATAAAGAACGAAGAATACTATTGGATACAGAATGAATATCTGTATGTAAACAATCCGTATTTAAGAGCAATCAGAATATCTGCATTGTTTGAAAACGATGTTCCAAATGATCTTCTCTATCCAGAATGCTGTTGTGGTGAAGACATCATCATTGAAGACTATTGCAAGAACCCTCTTGATAAGCCATACGCGGTTCCTGGTTATCTTCAATCACAAGTGTTGGAGCTTACTACCAAAAAGCTTCTATCTACATATTTCTCAATTAAAACAGATGTTACAAGCGATGGGCTTGATGGACAAGCACCAAATGTTAAACCAACTAGTTAATGAGGACAAAGATTGATTGGAGGTCAGCGAGTAAAGAAAACTATAAAAACTTTTGTAAAAAGAATCCAGAGGTGCAACTAAGCTTTGACCAATGGAAAAACATCATATACACATTTAACGAATCTTTTAGAAACTACATTCTTGAAACAGGTAAGAAAGAAAAACTCCCTTATGGATTTGGGGAGTTTTCTATTAAGAAGAAGAAGAGAAGAAAAAAGAAGGGATTAAGTGATGAGTTTATAAACCTTCCTATAGATTGGCAAAAGACCAAAGAAAAAGGAAAGGTGATATATAATTTTAATTATCACACAGAGGGATATTTCTTTGGGTGGATTTGGTTTAAAGAATCTGCAAGATTAAAAGGAACCAGCTTCTGGTATTTCAAACCATCAAGAGTTACATCAAGAATGCTTGCTCACTACATAAAAGCTAATGAGAAGTATCAACATATTTACTGTGAATATAAATTATAAATAAATGAGTTATTATTATAAATATGAATTCGTCAGTCCTGAACCTGTTTATTCCACCATTAAGGAGGAATTAAAGAGCTATTTTGACACTGGTGCAATCGATGACCTAATGTTCCCTACATATCTAGACAAGTGTCTGAAGAAGCTAGGAAGGTCCTCATACGTGATTCAAGAAACCTATCTTGATATATGTGATTTCGAAGCAAGACTTCCAGATAACTTCTTTGCTGTACGTGAAGCATGGATGTGTACATCTGTAGATGCAAGACCATATCAATCAGCTAATTCATTTTATTCTCAAGCTGCATCACAAACAACCATTCAAGTGAGTCCTGTAATATCAAATCAAACTCCTTGTACAAATGATGGATGTTCAGATCCTGGTTGTGATGGTTTAACATGCCTACCTCTATTGATTCAAGCTGTATATAAAACAAATAATGCAATTAATCGTTCTGTACAAAGACAATACTTGCTTAAGCCAGGAAACATTTCTGTAAAAGCTCATTGTACATTAGATTGTGCAAACATAGGAAGTTCAGCTGATGATAGTTTTGACATTAGAGATAACAAGTTTGTCACTAATTTTAGAAACGGAACAGTGCACTTAGTGTTCTATTGTTATGAATACGATACAATTGGTAATCAAATGATTCCAGATAACTATCGTATTAGAGAGTTTGTTGAAGCATTCATTAAATATAAAATGTTTGAACTGCTTGTTAATCAAATCAATGATGAAACATTCAATCAACTTCAACAAAAGCTTGTGTATTACAAACAATTACATGATGAAGCATTCATCATGGCAGATATTGAAATTAAGAAACAAGATGCTTGGACTAAACAGAGAAGGATCAAAAATGATCTGAACAGGTTTAATATGTACGAATTACCAAACAGAACTAACAGATATGGCTCAAGAAGAAACAACTAGTAACATCAGGTTGGAGCAAGCTATTGGTAGAATGGGGCTTGACATGGATTCATCTTTAAATCAGATTGAACCAGGAAAGCTTTCTTATGCCCTTAACGCTGCTCTAGAAAACTTTGATGCTAATACTGTTAACTATCAAAACGATGCCTCTAATGAGCTTTGTTTGAACTTTCCTAAAGACTTCCATCTTATAGGAGAACATTTCATCAATGAACAAAACAAACATATATTCTTTTTAACAAATCCTACAACAGGAGAATCTGAAATAGGGTATATGGAGAATAATGATTGCACCTATCACACGTACGTGAGTGGAGCATGTCTTAATTTTAACATTGACAATCCTATACACAAAGCTGTACATAAAATTACAAATTGTGCTACAGAGATTTATTGGACAGATGGACTTAATCAACGTAGGTATTTAAACCTTACAGATCCAAACTCTTGGAAAAAGATTATTCCTGGAACAAGTGTTTGTGATGCTCAATATCTTGACGAACTAGATTGTAACAAAATAAACGTACAACCCAACTTTGATATTCCTCAACTAGATGTTACAGAAATAGTTAATGTAGGAGGAGGTCTTGTTGCAGGAACTTATCAATTTGCAATTCAATATTCAAATGTTTCAGGTGATGGATACACATCCTATTATTCTGTAACCAATCCTACACCAATCTTTGATCCAAGAATTATAACACCTGATTTTAACTATCCTGTAGGACAAGCAATTGTTCTAAACATCAGTAATATAGATGTTACAGGATATTTTCAATATTACAATCTTGCTGTAATTAAAACAGTGAATGCAATCACTTCTGTAGAACTTATCGGTACATATTTTATTGATACATTTATAAGAGAAATAACTTACACTGGTCAAAACCAAACACAAATAAGACTTACTATCAATGATATATTTGAGAAGTTTCCTTATTATGAAATAGCTCAAGACTTAACAGCTGTACAAGATATTCTTGTATGGGACCAACTTACATCTATAGATAGAATAAACTATCAGCAGATTGCTAATCAAATAACATTAAACTGGGAAACGTATAAACTTCCTGCTGACGAAAGTTATGTAGATGGTTTAAATGCTACAAATCTTAGAGGCTATCTCAGAGACGAAGTGTATGCATTTGAAATTGTGTTTCTTCTAAAGAATGGTAAACAAACAGATGGGTTTCACATCCCTGGAAGAGTTAAAGGTCCTATTGAAATATCAACTCCTGATGTACCAAATACAAACAATGATTTCATTGGTGTTCCTGATTATACAACTGGTGGTGTAGAATATAGTGCATATTGGAAAATATACAACACAGCTACAGTGATAGGAATTGCTTCTGGAAAAAATATAGGCAAAGCAACACCATATCAATATGGTGAATTTGCTTATTGGGAATCTGAAGAACTCTATCCATGTAACGATGATGTTTGGGGATCTCTTTCTAATACACCAATTAGACATCATAAGTTTCCTGATATTCTTGTAAGTCCTGCATTTGAAAGTGCTACACCAACAATTGAATTAGATGGTAAATACACTAAACTAAAAATGCAAGATGATGCCATTTATCCAATTGGTGTAAGACTTAGTGTTGGTCAAGTTCAAAGTTTAATAAGACTATCATCTCTTTCACAAGAAGAGAAAGATGCCATCACTGGATTTAAAATTGTACGTGGAAACAGATCTACGAACAGTTCAATCGTAGCTAAAGGTATTCTTAGAAATGTAGGGGAATATAAAAGAGAAGAGACAGATTATTATTTCCCTAACTATCCATATAACGATCTTAGACAAGATCCCTTCCTTCTTGAAAAGAATAATGGTTACAATTCAATTTGTAAATTTTGGAAACTTGTAGTTACAGGAACTGGATTTTATCAATATGTAGATTGTTTTACAAACACTTCTGCAACATCTCCTATGACAAATGGTGAAACTATTGAACAATGTTCAATTTCAACACCTATTGTTTCTTCAGGAACAGCAACTATTACAGAAGTGACATATGAAACATATCAACTCACTTCAATAGGAGGATATACAACTTTTCAATATGTAAGTCCTATAACAGGACTAAATGTTGCAGAGATAGTTAATGAGGGTTTGCCTGAAACAGTGAAGGTGGATTCAGGAACTACACCTATTGCATTGTATAGCCAAACAGGAAATTTTACAATAACAAAAACAAGTCAAGGAACAAATGCTGCTTGCTATCCTTCTAATCTACAAGCATTCACTACCGATCTTTCTAAATTTAGACATGTATTTAATTCTCCAGAAACATCTTTTGGACAACCTTTCCTTGGAAACATATTAAAGCTTGAGAATGTAATATATGGTGCTGGATCAGCTCATTTTGTACAGGTGAAGAAACATGCAATGTACAAACTCATTAGTGCAGAAGCTCAAAGAGATGCTTTGAAATCAAGTGAGGACATTGCAGATATAACAACACCATTTAATGCAACAGCAATGTTCACTGCCTATCAGGCATATCTAACAATATACATCAATGGTATAACAAGAAGAAATTACACATATTCATACAATTCTATAGCTAGTTATGATTATTCTGTAGATATTGCAAACAATATTGGAGTAAAGCAAAGAAACATTGACATATCACAATATCTTATTCCTGGTGTACAAAATGTAGGAGATGATCGTAACATAAATAATTTTAGTAGAGAATCATCTGTATATTTAAAGACAACTATTTCTCTTCCCTATCCAAGTCAAACTCCTAGTTTATTATTACCTACAGGAAATAGTGCTATTACAGATGAGTCTAGATATACAATAGGTGAAAGAGGTAATTGCTCAACACCAGAAAAAAACTTTGAAATAACTGCTGTTTCTTATTATGCATCTCTCAAAAATGTATTTCCTAATCAATGGGGACAGATGTATTCTTATGAAACAATTGATACAGGATTTCAAACAGATTTTGATTTACCATCTACAGAAGTTGTATTTGGTGGAGATACATTCATTAACAAGTTTGCATTCAAAACTAAACTACCATTCTTTATAGATAATAGAGTGGGGGCTCCTGATGATTCAGATATATTCTATGATGAGATAGGTAATGTTGCCTATCCAGAATACTGGTATTCAGCTAGATCTGTCTTATCTGACTATTCAACAACTGTCACTCCTATTAAAACAATGAAGAACATTGTATCAATTAAAGCTCACAACTTTGATTGTCCTAATAATCAACTTCCTGCACCAAACCCAACTGCAACACCTCCTATAGTAAATCCTAACAGAACTTTCTATGATGGAAAGATGTATTTATTTGCATACGGTATTCCTTATTTCTATTGTGAGTCTGCAATTAATGTTGATGCTAGACAAGCGTTTAATGACAGAGAAGGTGATTTCTATCCACACGTAAGCACAGGTATTCCTGATGATTGGTTGCAAGAAAGTTATGTTCCAATTATTCAAGATAATACATATTATTATAATCTAACATTCTCTAAACAGAATAAAGAGAATTTCTTCTCACATCTACCTATAGATTGGGTGGCACAACTTTGTTACACTAATTTTCCATTTAGAACTATTTATTCTGAAGCTCAGCAAAGCTACACAGATAATAGAATTAATAGTTGGTTAATATATAGACCACTATCGTTTTTTGACTTTCCTCAAAATTATGGTAAACTTGTAAGTCTTGATGGGATTCAGAACAGGGGTGTTCTTGCTAGGTTTGAAAACAAGACATTCTTTTATAACAGTTTACTTACAATAGACACAAGCAATCCTCAAGCAGCTTATGTGGGCAATCCTAAAATGTTTTCAAATCCACCAATAGATTTTGCAGAAACAGATCTTGGCTATGTAGGATGTCAAAATAAGATGTTATTAAAGATTCCTCAAGGACAAATAACAATCGATGCTAAGAGAGGACAATTATTCTTAATAGCAGGAAACCAAGCAAAGGATTTATCAGCATTTGGTTCAGGACTTAATAGATTCTTTACAGACCACCTTGCGTTTGAAATCCTTAGATGGTTCCCAGATGTAGATACTGACAATCATTTTAATGGTTGTGGCTTACATGGTGTATATGATAGTAAGTATGAAAGATTCTTTATATCAAAGCTTGATTACATACCTCTATCTAAAGAAGTTAAATACGATGATTCAACTAAAGAGTTTTATATAGAAAGAACAACAGGAGCAAACACTGTTGTAAGAACAGAAGTGTATTTAACTGATTTAGATTATTTCTGTAATAAGTCTTGGACTCTTTCTTTTAATTTCAACACAATGCGTTGGGTGAGTTTTCATAGCTTCATTCCTAATTTCTACATAGCAGAAAACAATTTCTTCTATTCTGGATTAAACACAGGATGGGACCTTGAAATGATT